CCAACCACACTGGCTGCTGTGAGTATCACGCCGCCAAGGATCGTTAGTATCCCCGCTGCCTCGCTGGTTGCCACAAGATCGACACCCTCATTGATTACCGCGAGCCCCGATCCGCCGCCGCCCACCGCCGCCCAGAGTTTGGTACGTGTTGCTTTGCGTATCAGATCTTCCCGTGTCATAAATCCTCCTTCATTAGTAGGCACCCTTCACATACGCCACTTCTGCCGTCTGCGAAGCGCCATAGGCGACTTTTACATACCGTGCTGCCCCCACCTCGAATACCACATGCTTCGCCGTGACCGCTGCCGTAGTAGCCGACGCAAAGTCTCCCGTAGCATCTGCATCCAGCGCATAGAGGGGCACAAAGGTTCCCCCCGAGGTTGGCGAGATGTGCAAAGAAACAGTACCGCTGGTGATCGCGGCAGGCAGGTTTACCGCCACTTTGGGGAATTCAGACCCCAGGTCTACCTCCGCCGATAGCGTCCCTGTTGTGGTTGTAGTTACCCAGCCTTTGTTTTCATATATCCCCATTGTTTTGCCCTACCCTCTCCAATGCCCCAAGGGGCAATACCAGAGGCCGCTGGGATGTTGCTCCAGCCGCTCCTGGCATACAGGGCAGTCACCCTGATCCCCGGGCAAGTTATCTTCATATTCCTTGCGGGCTCTGTTGGCTTTGTGAGCCTCCAGAATTACCTTGTCAAAGCTCATTGTTAGGCTATTCGTCCACGCTGGCCGTCCAGTTAATCAGCAGCGCTTTCTCGTTCACCAGATTGCAGACATACACGGGGTCCATCACCACGAAGGTTGCTCCAGTGACAGCTTCCGTAATGTTGGCCGCGTTGTCCTTCACCATGATATTGATGTCAGGCCCTATGATCCCCGTAGAGGCAGTTACAGTGTCTACGATTGCGACATCAGCAGCGTTCTCGGTCCATATAGTACCTGAGTGAATCCAGGCGCATGTTGATGCTGTCGTGCGGAAATCTATAGCGCCCACGGCAAAGTTGCCGTATATCCAGAAGTTCCTGACCTCTACTGAATCCACCGCGCCCACTATCGCAATGGCGCTATTCGCGCCAGCAGCCGCTGCACCGATGTGCTTATACCCATCTATCAAGAGCCTTTCCGCTGCATTTGTAGTGATGATTGCGTCGGTAGCCTGTCCTGTGACATCCCGATATTCACAGTTCAAGATCGCGCAGTCAGCTCCACTCACCTCTACACATCCGCTCACCGCATCAATGCCACCAAGGAACCGGATATTGCTGATGCTAGTATTGGCTGCTGCTAGCTTCAGATCACCCGCCGCTGCCGTGGCGGTCAGTGTTGGCATTAATCGGCCCCGCCTGATGCCAACAATAGCCACGCCCGCCAAATCCACATCTATGGCACTGTCCGCTGCCAGGTTCTCGGTGTGGTACGGCGCGACTGCAATCACATCCCCATTGTTGGCTGTGCATTTATTCACAGCGCCATCTATAGTATCTAACGCTTGCTCCCAGCTCTCGCCGGAATTCGTGCTCGCGCCATTGGTCCCATCCACGAAGTAAACATCTCCCGGGCAATCACCTGGATACATGACCAGGTTGCCGGAGTTCCACTTCGAGAACATACGTCCTCGCGGTACTTCACTCATTCGACTTCCTCCCTTTTGGTTCTGTCACCATCTTATGTTTGCGAGGTTGGGCAGGAGCCTTAGCCCTCTGCCCAATCCTCTTGAGTTTATCCTTAGCTAGTTGCATCCACTTTAGCTCGTTACGTCCACCTGTACGTCCTGGGCGTAGCGTGGATTGCCCATGGCTATGACCATCGCACCATCACATCCGCCATCCGCTACCTCTGTGCAAACCCAGCGTACAAAACCATATGTGCCGTACAGCCCGTCCGCTTGCACCTCGCACACGTAGCACTGGTTAGCGCCTGCCGTAGTCGTGAAGCCTGTTGACGCCACCTCCGTAGTAGCTCCCCACGTGTTGCCGCTCGTGCAGACCTTGTACGTGAAGGCTACGGCCTCTGAGTTGGTGGGGGTTACGTCATCACAAGCCTCGCAGGTGATTGTCGCTGTGCCCGCCGCCCCTGCGCTCTTCACGATAATAAACATGCACGATCCGTAGTTGGCCATATTGACCACATCGGATGCCGGATCGCCGTTGAATATATCCTCGTGCGCCGTCAGGTTATTGCCGTTGTAGAAATTCAGTTCATCCATCAAAAGTCCTGGCATTTCCTATATCCTCCTTATGCTCTCTCGGCCAGTCCAACAAAGGGACTCAGCGTATTTGCACCCTTGCGAGGCGTCACCGCGCTCAGTAGCGACGGCTGCCCATCTACGCGAATCGAGAACTTGAAACACGTCTCGTCGTAGATGAATCTCACATGGGTACTCGATGCCGTCTTTGCACTACCCTTTGTGCCGAAATAGTATTTGCTCAAATCACAGAGCCCGATGTCATTGGCATCCCCCAGGGTTTCCATCTTCTCGCTCAGGAACAATGGCCTCCCCAAGAGTGTCGCAGAAGCTCCCTCTGTAGCGTCCTTCACCAGCCCCACGGTTGCGCCCCCCGTTCCCACGGCAATAGTCAGCGTGGACAACTCCAAGAAGGTATCATTGTTTGCAACCCAGATGGCCTTGCCCTTGCTGGCCGCAGGCAACCTCATCCACATTTTCAGGATGTTCTCGGTTACGATGGTATCCGCTAACTGTCCAGACTCTATAGCCTGGCTCACCAAGCACGGATTACTTGCGCTGAAGGCTCCCAGAGGTTTGCCCACGCCTGACCCCGTCAAGATGGCCTCGTCTATAATGAATGCCTGAGCCTCTCCGAACATGCCGCTAACCAACGGGCCTACAGAGATGGGGCTGTCCGACATCATCTCGTCCGAGATGTACACCTTGCCGCTGAGTTTGCTGGCTATCAGCTTGATCTTCCCAAAGGTCGGCTTGGTTTCAGTGCCCGTTGCCCCCTCATTCTCCCAGGTCATATTCACGCCGCCGTAGAAGGTCGACGCCCTGCTGGTCTCATTTACCACCGGAATCGTCAGTATCCCTGTGGCCATCGGAAGCTCACGTACACGAGGCCTAGCTATCGATTCCTCCAAGGCAACCTTATCAATCTCTGCTTTGAACTCAACAGGGATCAAATGCCCCTCACCGTCCTCGCCGTCTTCGTGCATATACCCTGCGGTCTTCCGTACCGCTGAATCCCAGTCACGCATACGCTCAGATCCCCTGTTAGTGTCGGAGCGGAAAACCTCCTTTGTGAAGTGCGCCATATCCTCAAACCCGCCGTTGCCGCTCTTTATGAGCTTGTCCTCGGGGCTATCGCCCATCTTGACGCCAAGCTCCCCTGGGTCGCCATGCGGCAATACTGGCTCCGACTTCACATCCTTGGCTATTTGTGCCTCGGCGTGCTCAGCGAGCATCGCCTTAAGCTCGTCTCTGTCAATCATTACTGTTTCACCCACTTCGTTTATCCTCCTATTTACACTTTGCCTAGCTGATAGTCCCGCGCCCCCTGATATGCCTGACGCACCATCCCCGCTAGCTCAGTCGCACCCAACACAACCGGAGCTTTAGTCTCGACCTCTTCCGCTTCTTTCTCCGGCTCCTGCGTTGGTTGCTGTGGCTCGGAGCTATCCAGTACATTCTGGATCAACTCTCGCGCCTTCCCGAGATCAGATTTGTTCTTGCTCGAAAGCACCGCTCCGACCTTCAGTAATATATCCTCGGGGATGTCGCCCCCCGTTATGCGCTCTCGTACTATGTCCCACGTGATATCCCCGTTCTCTTCGTTTAGGTTGCCCTCAATGATCAAGGACTTCACATAGTCTAGTTCGTCTCGGATCTCTGCTTGTGACGTACACTTGTCTGGTACAGTTGGTTGGATAATATCCTCTGCCCCCTCAGACTTGGTAATAGCCTTGAATTCCTTGGCAGTGATAACGCCGCTGCTCCAAGCGTTTCTCAGCGCCTCCGGATTGCTGGGGACTGGGACAATTGACAGCTCTAGTAAATCCTGCCGTTTGTAGACCAGCGGATTCCACCCGAAATCGGGGTCGCCCTCCTTACTGGTCAGCTCGTCCCACTGTCGCGGGATGAATCCTACAGACGTGGCCTTGATATAGCCGTCTTTAACCAGCCTGTAGATGACATCGGCAAACTCGTAGGTCTCCTTTGAGGCAAATTCAACCTCGAACCGCAGTTGTTTGTTGTCTACCCATACCTTCTTGGCCCGCCCAATCGGGGGCTGGCTATAGTCATGAGCCCACATAATGACAGGGTTGTTCTTGAAGTCCTTTAGATTCCACCCAGAAGCTCGGATTATATCCCCGTCCCTGTCCTGCGCTTCCGTGGACCCTACAAACTCAAGAACGCGATCACCCAGATCCTTAATCTCTGGGTACAGCACCTTCCTCATCATCTCTGCCATTCTGCCTCGCCTCCATATCCCCAAATAAAAAAGGGCAGCCTAGACATATCGTCTAAACTGCCCTGAGTCCTACTCTTCAGGCGTTATTCGGTTAGCTCAACTCGATATTCTCTGTCTTCTCCTTGATCCTTACGGGCTCGCGGTTCCTCACTATAACGAGAGCATCACCAGATTCTATTTCTCGCAATCGCTCTATTAGCGCCTTCTCCTTCGAGGAACACAACATATCGTACTCCATCTCTTGTTTCATACCATAACCTACATGGTTTGTCAAGTTATGCTATCTGTGTTACGCGGTACACTTTATGACTCCATCCGGCAAAGGATATCCTGTGACGCTGCTTCCTGTGGTCCATGTTATCTGAGGCCAAGTCGGCTCTGTTGGATATATTGGAATGGGATACGTCCACGGTATAGAGTAGGAGGGCAGTAGCTTATACCTACACACTACCTCTGGGCTTAATGGTTCAGGTACGCACAAATCCATCCGCTCTGCGCGCTCCTCGTACTTCTGCACCTGGTCCTTGTACCTGCAAACTGTATCATGCTGGCATCCGTTACAAACGCTCATATCCCTCCTTATTCAACTACGGGTAGCATCACGCAACGGCAACTCGGATGAGCAGGAGCCCTGTCGCCGCTACCTATCTTGTATACATTCCCGTGCAAACCCTCGCATATCTCACAGATACGCTCATCCAGTGCCGCATACCATTCCTGCTTCTCTACGCCGGCTCGTTTGTAGCCTTCCTCGTTGCCGATATTGCTAGCTGTGATCACCTCGGTTCTGGCTATTCGTAGCGCCCTGGTTTTGTCGCAATGCTCGAAGACGCCCTTGACTCGCTTGGCTATTTCTTCTGCACCCTCGCCAGCTTCTACCCCTGCGCTCAACGCCGATCTCAACAACAACTCCGTCTCGTCGCCTATCTCTATCGCCGCCCACACAATACGCTTTTCGAGCCATTTCGTCGTATCCTCATTTGGCCCCCATATAGGCGGCTCCGTCTGCTTCGCTGGCTCAGGCTTCACTAGATTCTCGCCATCCGCTATCGCCTCACCCAATATCGTGGGTAGGAATTCGCCCAGAACGCCCTTCGCTGCGTTGACGGCATCCTTTCGGTTAAAGATGTCCTCAACTGCCACCCCAGGGTGGAAAGAGCGTATAGCAGCGGTTTCCTGCGCCTTAAACATAGACTGCAATGCTTCTGTAAGGGGCTTTTCCTTCTCCTCGGTCTTGGCTACCCACTGCTTCCAATGGTCGTCTTTCTGCCGTTCCGAGGTGAAGAATTTGCGACCCTTGGGGAAGGAGGCTTCCTCCTCGTCTTCCTCGTCCTCCTCTGGTTCCTCTTGGGGAATCAACGGGGGCTCCTCTGGTTCCTCTGGCTCAATGGGCTTCAGCTCATCGTCCACCTCAATCACGGTGATGGCATTGGGCACATAGAACACGTCGTAATCGGGGATGATATCTTCACCAGCCATTACCCGTGCCTCATTGCGGGATATGCGCCCCGCAATCAGGCCCTTGTTTGCCGCCTCTGTCTTGGCTTCGACATTCTCCGGAACTGGGTCAGCGAAGTCTAACATCAGCTCCACGCCGGTATTCTGCTTGTACAGCGGAAGCCACTGCTCATTAAAGGCCTCTCGGTATTTCGTCAGGTACGGCAATACCGTGCCCCTGCCAAATTCTTCTCGCGCTATCTCTGCCGTGGCCCTGTTATAGCTGCCTTCCTTACCTGCGATGACATCCGGAACACCCAAGACATTGAGGATCTTAGCCCCCCGGCTCTGCGCCTCCTTCCAGCCATCGAGTTCCTTGTTCGTCATGGCCAAGGTATGGACCTTCGCGCCGCCCCAGGCAAAGGCCGTTTTCCGCGCATTGCGCCAGCCAGCATGATCCCGTTTGAACTCCTCCATGATCTGCTCGCGCTCTTCCTTCGGAGGAATCTCGCCCTGCACCTCGTATACTACCCCAGGCATAGCGTCATTGTGATAGACCTTCTCTTGGTACCGCCCCGCGAATTTCTCTATGCTCAGGTCAGTACCCAAGGCCTGCGCTGCGCCAATGCCCCTCATGGGATTGGCAGGATTCGGATTCTTGATGTGGATTACCTCGGGGATCTCCAGCCTCATCTGTGTGCCGCCGTAAACGTATTGATAATACGAGATGTAATCTACTGGATTCTCGCGGACTACCATCATCCGGCTTGGTATAATCGGCCATACCTGCTCTGGCACCTCGAGGTTGTTCATATCGAAGACAAGGAATTGCTCGCCTACCAGCACCATGTAGCAGGTCTGGAGATACATCAGCTCATACCACGTCATGAAGGGGTTTACGTGCTTCATAGTATCAAGGAGGACGTGCTTAGAGACCTCCTCACGATTATCCAGATCACCATCTGTGACCTTGTACAAACTCCACTTGTTCCGCGCCACGGCATCAGCGATTACAGATGTGCCACGGAACAGCCACCCCAGCTCGCCATAGGCGTGTAGATAAGCGTCTATACCCCACGTAGGCGGCAAGGCCATGTCCTGTATCTGCACACCGCCGAAGCGATACTTCGCGGCAAAGGGGTTCATTCGTGTCATTGTATCCTTAGCTCTCGTTATTACACTCATTGCCTACCTCACACCTCCCCGAATGCTACCCTCGCGCCCTGGGACAATTGGCTCAATACATACCTCTCTGCATCCATCCTGTGGTATTTCTCTTTGTCGTCGATCTTCTCTGTAGGCTCGTTATTGTCGTCCAGTTGTCGGCTGTAACTGCCCTTCTCGTCGAGGTATCCCAGGAGATCGTCAAACACATCGATCTCATCCTTGGCATGATAGCCATAGACTCGGTTGATGCCCACCTCTACATCACTGACTGATGGCGTCTTGATGACTATCCCTGCATTACGGAATTCCCTACGCCACTGATCCTCCGACTTGGACCCACCACACCATAACACCACATCCTCGCCCTCTGAGAGCTTGAGCCATTCCATGGCGTGTCCCTTGGCCGTCAGTCCACCCTTGTGATATTCACGATAAGCAACCAGTCTCTGAGTCTCCGGATTCTTAGCATACCACATTGCTGCCGTATTCACGCCCCCGAAGTCACAGCCCACATATCGAGGCCATTCCTGCGGTATGGGGAAGCGTTTGATCTTGCATACGTCTTCATCGAAGGCATCATAGATCATCCCCGCAGGCTTGGAATACACGCCGCGATAGAACATATCGAATTTCCACTTCGGCAGTCGCGCCCTAGCATCCTCGAATTCCTCTCTCGGGAACGCAGGGTTCATGATACTCTCGAACTGTATCAGCTCGTAATCAGGGTCGCCCTTGAGCGCCTTGTCATGCACCTCATACTTGAGCCAGTCGAAGAGATACACCGTCGTGGTGATCAGGGCCCTACCCCGGTTGATCGATAGCCGCCGCAACACGGCATCCCAGGAATCCCGCCCGAATCGCTTCTGCCCTGCCTCGTCCAGCCATGCGCCTTTAGCTGTAGCTGATTCCAGCGAGTCAGCGTTATCCGCAGAGCCGAAGATTATTCGCCATGAACCATCGTGGAAATTAAAGGCCTTGTCGTTCTTGGCGTATTCGCCAAGGTTGTATAGCGTCTTGAATGTGTAGAGGAATTCGGGTAGCAATTTGAGGTTGAGCAGCGGAAAGGACGCAGTCACGATGAGGAAGTCATGCGTCTGCCCTGGAGGGGGTGGGCCAGATCGGAGATTTATTCGCTGGATCTCGTCGTATACCCATTCGGGGCCCCAGCATGTCTTGCCTGACTGCGTACCGGCCAGCACACAAGGGAACCGCGCATCGCTATCCGCAGCCCTCGTCTGGCCCGGGTGGAGGTTTATTTTTACTTCGCCGTTCCTAATCTCCCGAAATGGCTTCATAATCCTTTACAATTGTCCGGGTTGTGATTATCGCCGCGCCCTCTGCCCCCGTATGCTCCAGGCGTTGCGGCACACGGCCCTCCGTCCGCTGCCAAACTTCCTTCAGTACCGCTGGGTCGCCCTTTGAGAGCTTACTCACAATACCTATCGCAGCTATTTGAGCGCCGGTTTTCTTACCAGACTTATTCCATTGATCCTTGATCTTCTCCGCATCTCCATTGAGAAGCTCCTGAACGCATGTAGTTATTGAATTAAGCCTCTTGGGCCTTCCATTAGGATTGCCGGACACCCCAGGAGGAAAGGGAGTCCCTATCAGTCTCCTAGGCTGTTTTACAGCGTCTTCAGACATTCTCCACCAACTCCGCCTTATTACCTGTATAGTCTTCCCACCGCTTCACAATGACATCGCAGTAGTGAGGGTCGATCTCCATCATTCGGCACTTCCGGCCCGTCTTTTCGCAGGCAATCAGTGTGGTGCCAGAGCCGCCGAATGGGTCAAAGATAACATCGCCTTCCGTTATTGACCCCCGCTCCATGAGCCATTGCCAAACAGACATTGGTTTTGCTACAGGATGCTCCTTCGAGCTTGCGCCTTCCGTGATTGAAAATCCGTCTGGCCTTGACCCCATCCCTTTCTCTAAATAAGGATCAGCACCGTATGCTAGTACAGGTTGCCAACACGTAAACCCCCATGGGCCACGCCCTACACCAGCAGGGACAAACCAGCACAACGTCCAATCTGGGGACGGATACTTCCTTTGATTACTGTTCCCGCACGTAATTAGAGCGCGTTTCGCATATTCTTTAATGAGTGGGAGCGCATCATTGATGATGTTATCTAAGTTTTCTTTTGTGTCCACGTAGTCATTGTACTTATACCCCACGCCATAAGGTGGATCAGCCAAACATAACTCAGCCTTCTCGCACCCCATCAGCCTATCTACATCCGTCACCACCGTAGCATCGCCGCACAGCAGCCGGTGTTCTCCTAACTGCCATAGATCGCCGGTCTTGCAAATCGGCTCCTCCTGAACCTCAGGAACTTCATCGTCATCCGTAAGGCCCTCACGGTCTGGCTCCTCCTCTATCCCGAACTCCCCCACATCGAATCCCCAGTCAACGAGGTCATCCTGATCAAACGCATTCGCTAGCATCTCGAAGTCCCATTCCCCCATATTCTTGTTACTGCGAATGTTGTATTCCTGTAGTTCCTTCTTGGTGAGTTTCCGGCTGGGGATACGCACATCAATAGTCTCTGCGCCCCTGCCGAGCGTCTGGAGTATTTTGAGGCGTTGATGCCCTGCGATGATCGTATTATCGGTGTTGATCGCTGGTATCTCAGCGAGGTCGAACTTCTCCAGCGAGCGTTTCAGGTCTTCATACTGTTTCTCCGTGAGCCGGCGTGGATTATGTTCATACGGCACAAGCTCGTCAATTGTGCGAGTCGAAGTGCTCCAGGTTATATTCATATGCAAATATCCTTATCACATTATGCGGCGGTTGTCAAGGGCGAAACGGCAGAAGCCGCCCTCATAGAGAACGGCCTCGTTACTCCTTCTACACATGGCAGATGAGCTGTGGAAGGCGGCTTAGCCGACGCTAGTGACGCCGCCAGTATACCAGCGACCCCTATCTACATACCCATTCATATCCGCATACCAGTTGGAGACGGAATGCGTAGGCTCCAGTGTCACAGGGCCAGAAGTAGTCGTTGACACCCTCCGGGTTGCCCACGGCTCGTACACCCACCCATCCTCCACCTTACACCACGTCCTCTTCATCCCTATTGCTACCATATTGCCTCCTTCCCTATTTATGCCCCTCATGTCCCCCGTGCCCCAATGAGTAGCGCAAACTCTCACTGTTTGGTCTTTAACCCGGCACACGAGGCATCAAGGGCATAACGATTCAATATGGATTATCCAAACCCCTCACCTACGAAATCGAATTCTGGGCACTCCTCAAGTGTTATCGTTGGCCGACTACTTAGGGGATCGTCTTTTGGCTTGGGCTCGAAATGGCATTCCATTCGTATCTGTTTGGTGCAACTTTTGGCATCAGCGCAGTAATATTCATGGCTACACCATATTCTCGGTTGCCAATCATGACCAGTGGTCACCTCTGGCCCAGGATGGAAGTTCTTGCAATCCTCTGCTCTCATATTGCTATCGCCACATCCTTTCTCGTGTTAAGCAGCAAGATTCTTAAACGGACGGCCTTGGCCCCAACTCACCCAGCTAGGGGGCGCTAAGGGACGCTCTCGCGTTTCGCCTTTCGGCTCATCAGCCTTAATGCTGGGCATGCACCTGCTACCACACCGTCCTGGCAGGCCTAAGGAGCCTGCTGCTTAACACTACCTGCGCCCACCTTCACCTTGTACGCCTTTAATCCTTGACGTTGCGCTACCTCACTAGGGGTATTGCCTGTGCGTATATCCTCCATCTGCCGATGCCATGGATATTCAGCAGATACCCCAATGGGGTGGCCCTTTACTACTCCAGTGATAGGCCTATCCCAACCCCACTCGAAGCGCTCCCTTTCCTGAAAAGTTCTATACCACATAGCGCCTTCGTATGTCGGCGCGACCCAGGGGGAAAGGAGGGGACCCCTGGGCCATTGCGCCTAAAGTTTATCTGTATCACACTCTGGGCTTGATGTCAAGTCGCCGGGCCTTGCCTTGAGTATCGATACTACAAACCTTAGCCCTACCCTCGTGTCCGGCTTGATGTCCGGCTTCTGCAGCATCTCCTCAAGGTATGCGACCACATCTTCGATCGCCCCATCATAGGCTAGTAAGTCTTGCTCGAATCCTCGCCGCCGTGGTCCTTGCCACATTCTGACACCTCCTCAACAGCCTCGTATGTCTGCTCGAATATATCAGGCTTGCATGGGTAGCGTTCACCTTGAACCCCTGTAATGATCCAATCCCCAGGGCAAACGCGATGACCACCTTCAAGCGTGCCTATCCAACCATGAATATGAAGGTCGGCCCCACAAACATCACAAACCACCCCGTCATCTGGATACGTTTCAAATACATCAGATACTTTCGGGAATCTCCCAAATCCATTCCATTGAACCGCCTCGATCACTACTGGCTTCTTTCGGTATTGCAACTAACACCTCCTTCTCTAACTTTATCTTCTTGATCGCTGCGTATATCATTTGCGAAGCCAACTTGTCATCCATAGATCACCTCCTCAGTCGCGGCCTAATCCCTCCCGACATGCCCCTCCGGGAGTCATCCCGTCCTTGTAATATTCCAGCCACGCATCCACATTCAACTCGCTAGCACTGGAAGCAGGCCACCCATACTTATCAACCAGGATAACCCTTAACTCATTCAGCCATTCCCCCTGCTCTGCCAGTCCCTCAACCCCTTGACACATCTCATTCCATCGCCCCTTGAGGTTCTCCGTTTCCCGGTAGGTGGCAATAATCTTTGCATTGGCCTTGACAGTCTCCCGTAGTCGTATCAACTCCAACACTACGAGTACCCCGATCAATATCTGTATCGCTAACATCATCTCCCCTCACTCTCGCTTGCCCCTGTATTGAGTTGTTCGCTTATCCCAGATCCACTTGCTGCGAACCACCGATAGTATCTCTCCCCCTTCACTCTGGGTTTTATAGTGGTGTCCAGCACGGCAATCTCAAAGGCACCATCCCGCATACACACCACCAACTCCTCCCCCTCGTCCGTCTTGAATACTACAGAGTTAAACACATCTCTTAACTCTAGCGTCCCGCCATCTCTAGGGTCAATACCTATCCTCATATCGCCTCCTCGCTCTCGCTTGCCTGTGTGCCTTCACCGTCTTCAGGAACAATCACCGGTATCCCATACCACGGTGCGATTGAATCGCCCTTGGAAGCTTCCATAAGAGCAGCCATGTCTTTCTTGAACTTATCCGCATAACCCTTGAACTTCGACTCTGCAACACCAGTCCTAATACAGCCCTCGCAAACCATGAAATATGTGAACAGGTAGTCGGCTGGCTCGCCGCAGATCTCACACTTAGGCTTCACGTATGGCTTCATGGCCTTGATTAGTTTGTCTATCGCCTCCAAAGTCAACTCATCTGCCATGATTCGCCTCCTCACTCATCGTTGTCGCACACTGAACACCGACAGTACAACTTCCGTCCGCAGTCGCAGCGCAACTCGTCTGTTGGTCTGACTGGAGCTGGTGGTTCTGACGCCTCCTCAACGGTATCGCGCCGCACTATCCTGACACTGTACATACCATCATACTCAATACACGCTGGCACCGGATTCCATGGATTGTGTATAATCCTCCAACCACCCTCGTTCAGCGCCCATGTCAACGCCGCCTCCAGCTCTGCGATATACTCCGTGTCTTTCTGGCACATAGCCCCTCCTTTCACTTACATGACTCGTCGTCAAAATCAATACTATATTGGGTACCATCTGGCAATGTTATGTCATCAAAGCGTCCATAATCTGCATCGCCCCCCACCTCTATGATCGTTCCATCTGTGAATATAATTTCCTCAATGCACATTGCCCAACCCAAATACGAGAAGTGCGTAACTTCTTTTATTGTTTTGCCTATTAACAATCTTGCTACGTCATCTGGATTCATTGCCATGCTTCACCTCCCTTTGGTTAGACAGGCGCGAAGGGTCGATGGATGAGCATTGCACATACTGATGGCACCACCCACAGAAGAATCCACCCTTGCGAGCCCTAAGCCACTGTGTCTTGGGTATCCGTAGATCCCTTGCACACGGAAGGCAAATCATCTGTTCGCTCATTATTACCTCCACGCTTCGCGCTATGACTAATAAGCTAATATCCAACACTACCCTACGGCCTGTGGTCAGGCACCCCTTCCATCATCACCATCCGCGCCCGGTCCTTAGCCCTCCTCCTGTTCTGCGCTGTTCGCGAAACTCTTCGACCGTGGTATACCTTTGAGGTTGCCGTGTACTGCCTCGTTTACTTGGCGCACGGTTAAACTCCTTTGCATTCCGCATCCAGTTCCGAAACGCTGCGAGCTCATCCTTCATTGTCAGGCCCCGGGCGAGCCAATTGTCTTGGCACTTCGCCCACTCTAAATCTACATTGCTTCCAGGGTAGTCCACCTTGAACTTAGCCAATGCCTCTGAGTCCATGTGTACTGTTCGCTTGATTTTTTTTGCTGGTGCTGTGTCTCCCTCTTCTCTCTCTGCAGTAATCTCTGAAGAGTAATCTATGTAAGAGGAAACATCCCTTTGGTCATGTTGGATAATTACTTTTGGTATGTTTGGAAAAGTACCTTTGGTAATGTTCCTTTCTACCCCCTGGAGGAATCCAGTCGGGTCAATTCGTATGTGGGTTGTGGGATTCCCCCCAAATTTATGCACCGATGTTTGCACTAGACCTCTCTCTTTCAGCACCTTTATAGCCCTGTCGAACTGCTTAGGGCTGATCCTACACTCATCCCACCATTCATGCTTTGCCTTGACTAGCCACAGGTAGCCGTTAAGTTCAACTTTCAACTTTGATCCCCCATCCTTCGAGGGGAGATGCCAGAATACTATCTGACTCAGCAATACCCCTGCTACCAAATCCCCAGCCATATCAATGTAGCTGCGCTTCACATCTATTGTGTCCCGCGAGTCAAGCTCCCATCGGTAGAACTCCTCAATTGTTTTCATCACCTTGCTCCTTATTCAGACTGTCACCTGATCCAGCTCACTCCATATTTCGCTCTCTGCGCAATTCAACACCTTTACCAATCTCTGACGAACGTCCGGGCCAGGGAGATAGTCGTATCGCTCCACCATTACTAGTAAACTGGGGGCTGCATTTGCTGCAACTGCCAGTCCCTGCTGGCTAAACCCTTTCTGCTTCCGCATACTCCGCAGACAATTTGCTGACTGTGCCATCATTAAACCTCCTTATTATTTGCTTTCTCTCATCACTGTGCATTATACCATAGTTAATGGCCCAAGAGTCAATGGCGGCGCTAGTTATCCAAATCCATAACTTCCTGCTGCAATCTCTGCGCTGCCATCTCGCATTATCTGCCTACCAATGTACTCCGCTACTTGAGGGACTACTGCATTGCCTAAACCTCTAAGTCGGTCCACCCGATCGGGAATCCCATAAGCCACTCGACCCACGTCGGGTTCAGGTGCCCACCAATCGCATTCGGGAGGCAGTCGTTTGTATTCCCGTGGCTGTACCGCTGACTTACTCCCTTCCAATCCCTGCTCTGGGGAGACGGATATAGTGCTACAGCATCTTCCAGTCTGGCCCCGTGATTCCCGTCCTTGATGTTTCTGGGGTTCCGGAGTTGATATAGCATACCGTCTCCGCAACGAGGAGTCGGCCACATATTTGGTGTGTTCACTTGATCCGATAGACTGATAGCATGTCCTTGCCGCTTGCGGGTTTCCGCATTGGCCGGCCCTCCTGTTGTTTCGTTCGCTCCTGGTGTGCGCCACAATGAAGACTCGATCTCTCCTGTGGGGCGCGCCCACGGAGGCTGCTGATAAACAACCCCATTCCGCATCATACCCGCTCTCGGCCAGGTCTCCGAGTATTCCGCCAAAGACGGTCCCTCGATTGATAGAAAGCAAGCCTGGTACGTTCTCCACGAGCACGAACCTTGGTCGTACCATGCGAAGGATCCGGAGGAATTCCGGCCAGAGCCACCGCTCATCTTCTGTCCCTTTCCTTGCTCCTGCGACTGAGACGGGCTGACAAGGGAATCCCCCTGCGATGAGATCAACGTATTCGAGTTCTGTAATGTCTTTGACATCACTATATCTCCTAACATCAGGCCAATGTTTAGCAAGTACCTTCAGGCAATAGGGGTCGTTTTCCACCTGCCACAGACACTTCATCCCAGCCCTCTCTAATCCAAGATCAATACCTCCAATACCTGCGAACAAGCTCCCGTACCGCATCATCACTTATCGCACATGATTGTCTCTGTGTATTTGGATAACACCCTATCCACCGCCAATAACTCTCTATTCTTTCCTGTCTGATCCCAAATCATACGCCGCCCGAGCTTCATCACAAAGTATGCAACTCGATTCCAATACCGACTCAATCTAAACATATGGCTACCTCCTATTAGCATTCAGATCCCCACGAAGTAACAATGCTGTTTACCAGATAAACTAGCCAGTCAATTGCAATCTGGGCTTGTTCATCAGTCTCGAAGGTCGCGAGGATTTTGATTGCGCCCTCTGTTGTAGTGTACATGCACTTTTTCGTGCCGTCTTCCAACTTGCCTATAGTGATCTCATCGCCATTAGCTTTCGTGTAACTCCACCCGATGAATTTCTCTGCCGGCTCGCATCCCTTGTCGTTCTTCAGCCCCTTCATTTTAGCCTCTGCCAACTCCATAGCTTTCCTCTCTACTCTGCATGAGTCCTCGTCGTCATCATGATAACCCGCCTCATGAGAGCTAAGGGCACTGGCTACCTCATATTCCACCTTGGCGTTGATGTACTCCATGATGGTCTCTATGTCGTCCATATCACTCCTCCCTGTTTTCATCCATGTACTTTTGGATGTCTTCCTCTCGATACCTCCGATGCTTCGCCCCACCAATGCGGATGCACGGGATCGGCAGGCTGAACCGCAGGGTTGCCTTGGATACCCGCAGTATCGCCGCAGCCTCTTCTACTGTCAACAACTTATCCATGCTGTCCTCCATCTATTGCAGACTATAGCACATACTATATATTATTGTCAAGGGGTTGACATGAGTTATTGGATGTGTTAATATCTGATAGGTCAAAGGAAAACAGAAGGAGGGTAACAAATGCCTAGCAGATTAGAAGCAGAGTACAAGGGGTACACGATAAGGTGGGAAGACTACCAGAGAGTATTCGCTGTGCTCCTCGATGATATGCCTGCCACCACAGCGAAATTGGAATCTGTTGAGGACTGCGAAAAGTGGATAGACAAACAGTTGAAAGTCAAATACAAAAGGGTGAAGGTTCTTTATCAGCCATGGGCCAATCGCACAGAGGGATGGGTAGACGGCGAGGCCACTAGCATAGTTGATGACACTGATGTTTGGGTTATCAGCAAGAGAACTGGGAATAGGAGCAAAGAGCGCCTTGGCAATGTTGTAATAAAGAGCAATGAGAATGATGCCTTGATTGCTAGGCTCAAAGCCCTCGCTGATAGAATCGCAGACCTCACAGAAGAACAGAAAACCATAACAGCTTTCTTAGAGCGACTTACCCCAGCCATGATGACGGTTGATGGCGAGGCAAAGGAGGGCTGATGGCAACGGATATAACGCTGGCCCAGCTGGGCATCGGGCCCCGGGATGCAGTCAGGGCGAACCGGCTCGCGGCGTGGCTGGCGAGGCCGAGGAATAAGCGAAGGAAGATCCGGAGTAAAGGAGGAAGCATGATGACTAAAGAGATTGAGGTCGCGGAGTTGGCAGAGAAATTGGCCATGGATAAATTCTACGCACCCCTCTGGGCTCTGACGCCCCATGACCAAACCCGTATGTTGGACAAGGCGCGAAGGCTCATCGGTGAGCCCCAGAATAACAATGTGAGAAAGGAGAAATAGAGGAATGGCTGAAATCGGATTGAGGAAACTATCACTTCGGAACTTCAAAGGCCTTCGAGAATTCACACTAGAGCTTCCCACCAAGCCTTTCAACGATGCCAGTATCTACGGGGATAACGCTACTGGCAAGACAACCCTCGCAGACGCCTGGTTCTGGCTACTCTATGGGAAGAACAGCCAAGATCAGGTGGATTTCGAGATCAAAACCTTGGATGAACACGGCCAGCCGATCCATGGTCTGGAGCATGAGGTCGAAGGGGTGCTGGAGATTGACGGCAAATTGACTGTATTGCGGAAGGTCTATGCGGAAAAGTGGACCAAGCGACGCGGAGCCGCCAATAAAGAATTCACTGGGCATACGACGGACTACTACATCGATGGCGTCCCAATGCAGAAGAAGGAATATGACGCCCGAACTAGCATTGTTGATGAGAAGCTGTTGAAACTCTTGAGCAACGTGAGACATTTCAATGAGGTTCTGCACTGGCAGGATAGGCGAAAGATACTCCTTGAGGTATGTGGGGATATCTCAGATGAGGAGGTCATCGCCAAGAACAGCGACCTTGCCGATCTACCGGGAATACTTGATGGGCGCCCGTTCGACGACCACCGAGCGATGGTACTTGCACATCGGACGAAGATCAACAAGGAACTCCAAGAGATCCCCCTCAGAATCGATGAGGCAAACCGTGGCTTGCCGAAATCCGAAGAAAGCTGCGCGATAGTTACTGCTGCCCTCGATGGGTTTAAGTCCGCGCAACAAGCAAAGCAGCGGGAGTTCATCACACTGAAAGAGGGTGGCAGTATAGCTGAAAAAACCAAGACATTGCAGGGGATCGAGTCGAAGCTGATAGAATTAGAGCGAGCCCACTGGTTGGTACAAGCCGACGCAAAGCAGGCAACCGTAGTTGAGATGAATAAGGTCAGGGAAGAGATCGAGCAACACAAGTCCCTGGCTACCAAAAAGCAAGGGCATATAGACGCGAATGACGCGGAGATAGCCGAACTCGAAAAGCAGATGGCAACCTGGCGCGAAGAGTGGCACGTAGTCAACGCCGAGGGGTTTGTCTATGCCGAGAGTGACACCTGCCCAACATGCGGGCAGTCGCTGCCAACGGAGCAGGTTGAGACTGCCCGGGAGAAGGCTTTAGCCAATTTCAACCGCCAAAAAGCAGAGAGGCTGGAAGCCATCCAGCAGAGGGGCAAAGAGGCTCATGCTAAATGCGAGTCCCTTGTTGCGGAGAATGCGCACATTTCTCAAGGAATCGAGAGTGCCGCATCCGAACAGAATACCCTTGAAGCACGAGCCTCGGACCTACACGGGAAGCTGGAAGCAGCCAAGCAACTTGAGACGGACTACACCAAGCTGCCTGAGCATATCACCATGACTAAGGAGAAGGCCACGCTTGAGCAAGCCATCGCTGAACTCAGACTGGGATGCGCTGACGCCCTCGACGCGCTCAGTGAGGAGATCGCCAGATACAACTCCCTTATTTCAGAGAAGGTGACGATTCTGGCGCAGCTGGATCAGAGGGGAGCAGGCCTCCAGCGCATCGAGGAGCTGAAGGCCCAGGAGAAAACACTGGCCGCTGCGTACGAGAGGTTGGAGCGAGAGCTTTATCTCACAGACCAATTCGTGCGCTCGAAGGTGCAATTCTTGGAACGCCAGATCAACAGCTGTTTCCAGTTTGCCCATTTCAAAATGTTCAACGAATTGATCAACGGCGGGATCGAGGAATGTTGCGAGACTCTATACCAGGGAGTACCCTACAATTCGGCGCTCAACAACGGGGCTCGCCTGAATGTGGGCATCGATATAATCAATACGCTCTCAGAGCACTATGACTCCACGGTCCCGATCTGGCTGGATAACGCCGAGGCGGTGTCGCAAATCATCGAGAGTAGGGGCCAACAGATCAGGCTGCATGTCAGCGAGCCCGATAAGATGCTGAGAGTAGAACTAGCAAAACAGGAGGTGGCAGCATGACAACAACCCCGGAAAAACAGACTACGGCGGTAGCTGAGAGACCGATCACCAAGATGAAGCTCGTCCTAGCTGACGAGAGTGTCCAGGAGCAATTCAGGAATGTTCTCAAGGAAAACACAGGCGTCTTCGTCGCTAGCATTCTCGATATCTATAGCTCCGACAAATATCTTCAGGAGTGTGAACCGAAGGCCGTCATCATGGAATGCCTAAAGGCGGCAACCCTGAATCTCCCCATCAACAAACAGCTCGGGTTCGCTTACATCATCGCCTACAAGAGAGTCCCCCAGTTCCAGATGGGCTACAAGGGATACATCCAGCTTGCGATGCGGACCGGGCAATACCGACATATCAATGCTGACGTTGTACTGGAGGGGATCAAGGTACACAAGGATCTTCTTTCCGGAGAGGTGACCTTCTCCGGGGATCCGACAAGCGATAAACCCCAGGGCTATTTCGCGCACTTCGAAACGCTCAATGGCTTCAGGAAAACCCACTATATGACACGGAAAGAAATTGAATCCCACGCCAAGAAGTACAGCAAGAGCTATGGGGCTGCCAACAGTGCCTGGGCTACGGACTTTGACGCCATGGCGATCAAGACCCCGCTACGCCTGCTGCTCTCGAAGTATGGGCTCATGACAACTGAGATGGAGAGAGCAATCACTTCTGAGTATGACGCGGAGGAGGAGGTTGCTGCCGCAATCACCGAATACGCCAATAGCGAGGTCATCGACGTGGCCCCTGGGGGGATTGCACCTGCGCCGGATCCAGGGTTCTAACATGGAAATCAAGGTACTGGCGTCCGGCAGTTCGGGGAGTGCTTATTATGTCAGCGGTGACGGCGCGCCGTTATTGCTGGACGCCGGGATCCCATTTCAGGCGATCCAGCGGGGCCTGGGGTTCGGGGCATCTGGGGTGGCCGGGTGCCTGGTGTCACATGAGCACGGAGACCACAGTCGCGCAGTTCCCGAATTGATAAAGCGGGGAGTCGATTGCTACATGAGCGAGGGAACAGCGGCAGCCATCACGAAGATCAACAAGGAACTTCAGGAAATCCCCCTCAGAATCGACGAGGCAAACCGCGGCTTGCCGGACTGCGGCATAGACCAGGAGACAGTCACAGCCGCTCTTACTGAGCTGAAAACTGCTCGGCAGAGGAAACAAGAGGAGCTTGTCACACTCGAGTCTGGCGGTGGCGTGGCGGAGAAGACGAAGG